TAAATCTGACCTGGTTAGTTTCCGGTATGTTTATTGCACTTTCCACAACAGAAGAATTGAACGCTTCTACTGGAGCGCCAATGTATTGAGTGGACAAATCACGTCCTAGGAGCCAAATGCCTTTATCAGATTGGAACATTAACCCCTGCGGCATAAACACGATGCTTCGTTGGTTAGCGCATCCAACGGTGGAGGTAATGAAAATTGGTTGGGAATATTGATTATTGTTTCCGGTATTATCCGGGCCTGTTCCGTTTATGTAGTAAATTGCGTTGCCCTTAAATATGATGAGTTTATCATCCATTGGAGCGAGGGCCGTAATTGGGCCAGTAGAACCCTGCGCCGCTTGAGTGGGGGCTACATATAACGTGAACAGGTCACTCATCTCTACTGGGGTCGCCTCAATGACCTGCTTAGAAAACCACAGAAGATTCTGGTCTTCCGCATCAACCATCCAGAAACGGGTATCAAATAAAGTAAAAATGTTAGAGGCTGGCGCATTCACATCCTCAACCACGCCACCATTGGTATAAAGAATGTTGTTCCCAAGAATGGTCGCATCGGAAGAGATATCGGTATAGCTAACCGAATCTATTGTGGTGTCGTTTAATATGGGCGCTGTGAGTGATGTTACCTGATAGTAAATCGGCTGGGCTGTAGAATATCGGTATATGACAATTTTCACTGGGTTGGCTACTTTTTGAGTGAGCCTTAGCGTTGGAATCTTAATCACGATAGAGGTATTGGAGCTATCAGTAGTTAATTTAGCTGTTGGAATAGACGGCGCTGAGCGATAGGCATTCCCCTGATTATCTGTCCACTCGTAGGTTACTTGATAGAAGTAATCTCCAACGCCAATATTACCGGTAAATTTAAGAGTATCACCAGAATGGCTGGCGGTTGCAGCCGCCGACATTACGATGGTAGTTGAGCCTACTGAAACAACCGTTGTGGCGGCTGGAATATCCGCATGTGTCAGGTCTGTGACATTCATCCCGGCAATAATCCCAGCTACCGAAGAGATGCTTGATAGCGTGGTTGAGGTATTGGTATTTCCGGTTGGTCCGGGATTGGCAAGAAGCGCTGCCTCTACGTTATCTGGAAATAGAAAGAAGTTTTGTTCTACCGGAAGATATCCATCATAAGAAGAAAGATACCCACCACTAATTAAAAGATTGGCCCCAATCTCTGACGTATCGATGTTCTGAGTGCCAATTGTGAATGTGCCAAGATTAATTCCGGTCTGAGAATAAATCCCAGCAGTCTGCGTTCCAGTGGGTAGTGCCGTCCCCTTATTTACTGCAGCGATTAGGTCTTTAAATAGGTATCCGACATAGCAAGCATTGCTGTTTAGAATCGTTACTCCCGGTAAACCAAGCGGCAGATAGCCAAGAGTAGCGCTACCAATAGCCACAGTATTGCCATTGCCATAGGCTAGCTTCCCCGCAATTACAGGTGATGCTGACGTGCTGGTTGAACCATTAATTAAAAAGTATGTGGGCTGGTAGGAGCTTAGATATTCTGCCAGGTAATAAATAACGCTATTTACTATAAATGCCTTCGAGGCAAGTCCGGCACTTCTGATGGACACGGAAGCAGATGAAACGCTTCCGGCTTGAGTGATTGTGCGTTTATTTATTAAATTAGACGGGACCGATGAATCATAACTATAAAAGTTAGAGACCTCATAAAGCAAAGTACAAACGCCGCTTTTCGCAGCAGATGCCAAATTTAACACCGTGCCAGTAGCGATTGTGGCGGTGGCCGCCAGAACAGTATTTAAACTCTGGTCAACAGCCAAAACAAATCCAGTCGATGTGCCGGAGTTATAAAAATTAACCCAAATTATTGGTGCTGATGGGGCCGTCACATCTGCAGTGACGGTCATTAATGTTGCTGTTTTGCTACCGAATGATACTGGCGTAACAGGAGCTGCCCCAGCGGCGGCTTGTGCCGCAGTTAGGTAGGTTACCTTAACGGCTTGACCGCCAGATGCGGTATTGTATGCAATATAGAGTGATTGATTTACAACATATCCATCCCAGGAAAGCGTTGCTGATGGACTATACGAGCCAGCTATGGTCTGTGCCGCCGTCACCGTTGACGGGTTGACTGTGCTGATTGCGATATACTGCAAATTGCTTCCGCTGGGGGTTGTGGTGTACGCGACCACAAAGTAATTACCCAGCACAAAAACTCGTGGGCTGCCGGTGGCGCTAGCCAACGCGGTAGGTGCGACTATATTTTGACCGGTTATAGAATCTGCAATCGCATACAGATAAGACGTGGTCGCATTATTTACTTGGCTGTATGCAGTGCAGACTAGCCCATTGGATGAAACTGCAGCGTCACACTGAGTCTGGTTTAAATTATTCCTAATAAGAGGAAGCGTATCGATTTCCATTGGCTGGATTGAGCCCTTCGAAACCCAAGCACCGCTATTGTCGTTGTAAGCCCTGATACTATTACCTATGGCTGTAAGATTCCCATTTAAGGTGGTGAGATATGTTGACGCGGTATCCGGCAGCGCCGCCAGTCTTTGGTAACCATTCCGTTTAGTTAGCCTCCCACCTTTTGTAAAAACTTGATTTTCTAGCAGAAGAAATTTACCAGCCTCTACCTGCCATGGGTCTGTTTTTGTATCAAGACCCATCGCGAAGCTTATTGGTAATGTCTGCTTTTGAATCAATTTATGGCCTCTCGCCGCAGATGATGATGCTGAATCTCGTGTCTTGAACAGTCCCCGGAACCGTAGCGCTTCTGGTTGTGATGATGCACCCGCTTGATGTGGCGCTAGCAACCGACGCTATTTTAGTAGCCCACGAAGTGCAGACGATTGACGGTACAGTCGTCATGGCGGTCCATGCGAGCGTATAGTTTCCGGTAGAGTGCGCAGATACCGTAATTCCATTCCCGTACAGTAGCGACCCACCAGCCTCTATAACACCGGCTAAAAGAGAGTTCTGAACCCCGCCTGCAGCCCACGAGGCTACCGGCACCTTCCCACCAACAGTAACCCCATTCCCCGCCAGCACAACGTTAGAAGCTATTTGTCCGCCAACTATCCCAGCAGCCGCATCTAACTGAGTTCCAACAATAGAAGCAGAGGCGCTCAGCTGAGAGCCGGTTATTGCTGCGCTTGCGCTAATTTGCGTTGTGGTAATTCCGCCAGCCTTAACCGCCAACGTGTTTGTGGTGATAGCCAGCGTGGAATTATCCACAGCCAGACTTCCAGTCATATTACCAGAGGAATCTAGCTGCATTATTAATGTGGAGCCTGGAAGCGATGGCAATACCAATGCGTAGTTAGATGCCATGGCATTTGGAGGGCTAAGCGTAAGCCCCTTAGAGCTAGCGGTGGCGTTTCTAAATATGAATGAGCCACCGTCAATATTTGCAGCGGTGGCGGTGGCGCTCTGAAATGTAAATGTGCCTGCGCTATACGCAGCCGATGCGGTGCCAGAAGGAAGACCGGTGATTGTTCCCGCAGAACCAGACACTGACCCAGAAGCGGTAATTCTTATTTGATTACCAACGCCATCATTATAATAAAGGTCTACACCGGATTCATAGAGACAACCCACATCGGTTGCTAGCGCTAACGGAGAGCCCTGTGCTGTAAACCTAGCGCTCCTTAGTGCAAATGCGTTAGTCCCGCTAAATGTAAGCGAATCAAACGGGGCGGCAGACGAGCTTAGTGATATCGCGTCTTGTGTAATCGCAATACCGCTACCAGCCGCGTGCGTGTGTTGGTCGATAATGCTGAGAGATGAGTTTAAATCCTGTGCCCATGCAGGGCCATAACATTCCGATGGCGTCGGAATAATCAAATTCATATTTGGAGACATTGTGGTTTGAGACATTAAAATACTCCTATTGAGCAGGTGACGGCGCCAGATGCCGTTAGATAAAGATATGTATCGTTGAATGCCTTCGACCTATAGATGGTAACAGCGGCGTTAGTGTCGGTGATAACCCAACCCTGCTGATTACGCCCTAACCTGTGTGGGATTTGATTTTCACCAGAAGCCAATAAGACGCGCTCAAGGACTGTCATATTGGTGAGCGGATTGGATAGAACCGGATTAAGAATGCTGGCCCATCTTGTCAGCATTAAATCGAATGTAAGCTTTGTCGGGAGCTGCATTACCAACCACCCTGCCCGCCGCCACCCCAGCCAGTTCCGCCGTATATCCCATCTCGTCTGGTCTCAGAAATAGTATCTGGAGCACCTTGGTCTCTATTTTGGGCCATCTGCTCAATTCTTTGTTTTAGAAATACGATTTCGGTTTCTAGCTTTGAGGTGTCTGAGCCTTCTTCTTTGTCTAAAGCATATTTAGCAGCACGATCTATTGGATATCTAATCCATCCAGAATATCCGAGCGTAGTTAAATCAGTGTCCCTGAGGAGAGCCGGCAATTTAGGCACATACCACAGACGCACGGTCTGAGACCCAGCTGGGACCGGAATAAAGTCAATCTGCTCTCCCATGATTCGGTAAGCCTGATTATAAACGCCGTAAATGGTCGAAGTAGAGTTCGGATAGACATACTTGTTCCTGTCTATGAAGTTAAACTTCTTAAGAGTTACCCACGCAGGATTTACCGTGGATGTATTAACCGCGAGGTCGACCCCGGCCATTTTATAAAAAGCCTGCGCCGGCGCCCCTGAGACACCAGTATAATTTCCACCGAGGTAATTATTATAGCCATTAGGTAGATTGTAATATTGCGTGGAGCCGTTAGTGAGAATTGTAGCTTGCTGAGTCGCAAAATAATCCTCGTAGCTTCCTATAAGAAGGTCATAAAGCTCATACATTGCAATGCGGATGAATGCATTCCATTCTGAATCAATTACAAAATCTGACCCCACTCTATCGGCGGTCTGCTGCGCCCTGAGCCGCAGTTCAGCCAAAGACATTTCTGAAGGCGGTGCCGCTATTT